ATGATGAGTTAAAAGCGTTTATGGAAAAGTCGGCCCAAGACGAAGCCAAATTTATTGACGAACAATATGCCAAAGAACAATTGCGCTTAACACAAACCATCACAAATGAAAAGGATTTACAAACCGCATTAACCAATTTGGAATTAGACCGACTTACTAACCAAATTCAAGCAAGAAAAGATGCGGGTCAAGTAACCACAGATTTAGAATTATCATTGGCCAACAAGCGTATCGACATTGCCAAAAACGAATCCGAACAAAAAAAGGATTTAGCCAAAAAAGAGTTAGAAGCAAAGTTAGCCATATTCGATGCCACATCAACCGCCTTATCATCCATCACACAATTGGTTGGAGAAAGCACCGCAATGGGTAAATCATTGGCAGTTGCCCAAGCCATTATTGATACATACACGGGTGCGACCAAGGCATTTGCGCAAGGCGGTGTATTGGGTTACATCGGTGCGGCGGGAGTTATTGCAGCGGGATTGGCAAATGTTCGGAAGATTGTATCGACCGAAATCCCAGGTCAAAGCGATTCGGGTTCAGCACCAAGCATGGGGCCAAGTGTTTCGATTATCGGTGGCACCGTTGATCCATCAGCACAAATGGCGGCGAGTTTGAATAAGAGTTTAGGCAAACCCGCAAAGGCGTATGTGGTTGGTAACGATATGAGTTCACAACAAGCGTTGGATAGGCGTATACAAACAAATGCAACATTCCCAGGATAATTAGTTTTATAGATAATATGAAAACATCATTCCATAAATTCATGGCATCAAATGCCGTTCAAGAAGTATCCAATGTGGAATTGGGTGCAGTTAAAATTGATTTGGCATTATTTGACGACATTGAAAAAGCAAGAGCGGGAGTCAGTAAAATGATAGGATTTGTAAATGGAGATTTTACAAAAGTGCAACAAGCCGTTTCTTTAGTTGGTAAAATTAAAAATGAATTACCACTTACCGATAAATTGGCTGATGCGTTACTTGACAAAGTTCTTTTATTTGAAAATGAAGCAAAAAAACTTGGCGTTGACCTTCCTAATCAAGTAGTTAATGCGGGTAATTTGGCGTTTGAATTGAAAAAAACAAACGATAAGTTGAGAAAATTGATTGGCGAAAAATTTAAGTAATGCGCATAGTTGAATTGATATTGGACGACCAACAATTGGCAAGTGGCATTGATGCAATAAGCATCGTGGAAGCCCCCGCCATTGAGTCCAATTTCATTGCATTGAAATCACACGAAATAAAGTTTGCCCAGGTGGATGCCGAAAAACGCATCTTGATGGGGCCAGTATTAATTCCCGACAAACCCATTTACCGCAAACAAATGATGAATGGGGAGATGCAAGAATTTTATGTTTACTTTTCAAAGAACACCGTGTCCCGTGCATCGCAAATGTTTTTGATGAAGGGTAACCAAGGCAAAGCCACATTGGAACACGACATGGCGTTGCAAGGTATTTGCATGGTGGAATCTTGGATTAAGGAGGACATGGAAAAAGACAAGTCGGCCATTTATGGTATGAACGATCCGATTGGAACTTGGATGGGGTCATTAAAGGTTACCAACGATGAGATTTGGAATGATTATGTTAAAACGGGTCGTGTTAAAGGATTCAGCATCGAAGGGTATTTTGCGGATAGGTCAATGCCATTGTCAAAGGTTGAAACCGATGATGAAAAGTTGGCCAAGGTAATTGATATCCTTACCGAATTTCAAAAATCAAACAATATAAACAATTAAAGTATTTTAGATATGAACGCAACCGAAACATTAAACCGCGTATTGGCAACTTTGGGATTAAAGCCCGAAGCCACAATCGAGGTTGATTTGGCACAAGTTAAGACCGAGGATGGTCAAGCCACATTTGAATCAGACAATTTCGCCGTGGGTGAAGCGGTATTTATCGTTACTCCCGATGGTAACATCCCAACACCAGAAGGTGAATTTGCATTGGAAAACGGAAATGTAATGACCGTGGATGCAAATGGTACAATCGTTGAAATCGCAACCAAGGAGGAAGAAGCCCCCGAGGAAGAAATCATCGAAGCCGAGGATATGCCGATGAAGGACGAAATCGCCGAGGCAATGCCAATGGCAAAGAAAGTTGTCAAAAGCAAAACAGAAATGGAAGAATCTTATTTCAGCAAACAGATGTCAGAATTGGAAGCCAAGTTTGAAGCCCGTTTGTCAGCATTGGAAGGCGAGAAAATCGCATTGAGTGCCGAGAACAAAGAATTGACCGAGCGATTGGCAACTGAACCCGCACCACACACATTGCATAATCCAGAATCAAACGGACAAGCAAAAAAATTGCAATTCCACATGGGCAATAAAAGAGCCGAATCAGTAAAAGACCGAGTATTTAATCAACTATTCAACTAACCACGAAAATGAACAATAAATTAAACAAAATCAATTTGAGTGGCCCAACAGTTTCCCCCAATACCTACGCGGGTCTTTGGAGTGGCAAGTATGTGGCCGCTGCCCTTTTGTCGGGTGAAACCTTGTCAAAAGAACTTATCACATTGCACCCCAATGTTGCATTCAAAGAAGTAATCCGTAATTGGCAGAACTCTGTATCAATTGATGCCGCTACTTGTGATTACACAGACAACTCATCAGTAACTTTGGGTGAATATGTGTTGACCACAGTTGAAAAGCAAGTAAACATGACTTTGTGTAAAAACAACTTGCGTACAACATGGGAAGCAGCCCAAGCGGGATTCAGTGCATTTGAAAAATTACCAGCAACATTTGAGGAATTTTTGTTAGCCCAAGTGGCAGCAGAAGTTGCCCAAGGTGTTGAATTAGGTATTTGGAAAACCAATACATTCTACACGGGTGGTATGGTTCAATACTTGATTGACAACTCGGCCATCATTAGTGCGGGTTCGGGTGCAACAAGTGGGTCAAATGTTGTTGCTCGTTTGCAATCAATGTTGGATGCATCACCATCAGCATTGTATGGCAAAGAAGGATATCAATTCTATGTTGGTCCTTTGACCATGAAGGCGTATCAAGCGGCGTTATCTGCGGGTAACTACAATTTCCAATTCTATGTTGGTGAGAAGCCAATGAACTTCCAAGGTATTCCCGTTACCATGTGTCCAGGTCTTAACGATTCGGATTGTGTGTTGGGTCTTAAAAGTGATTTGCACTTTGGAACTGGGTTGTTGAGTGATTACAACGAGGTGAAGGTAATTGACATGAGTGACATTGATGGTTCACAGAATGTTCGTACAATCATGCGTTTTACGGGTGGTATCATTGCTACTAACCCAACTCAACAAGTTGTATTAAACATAACCTAATAATATAGGATAGATATAAACTTGGGGTGGGCATAAACACCCACCCCTTTTTTTTAACCAAGATAATAGAAAAGATATGCCAAGTTGTGGAACATTATTAGGAAGATACGAACCATGTAAGCAATATGTGGGTGGAATTAAAGTTGCGTATTTCGTGCCATTTGAATTTGCAAACCGCGTTACCAAGAACGGAAGTGGTGTTGTGACTTTGATTGACAACGGAACAAATACAACGCCAATTGCAGCCCCATTTTGGGAATTGAAAGGTTTGTCAACCATGGAAACCACCATCACCGCATCACGCGATAATGGAACATCAATGTATGAAACCATCTTTACTTTGTCATTTAAGCCAAGTGGCCTTACCGCCACCACGGGAGATGTTGACATGGATGCGATTCAGACATTGGTAAAAGGTAGATGGCAAATCATTGTATGGGATAGAAACGACCAAATGTGGTTGTTGGGTGAAACTTTGGGTTGTGATGCCAATGGCGGATCATCTTCATGGGGTGTACAGATGGGTGATGCCCGTTTGAATACCATCACTTTTTCAAGCCAAGAAAAATTACCCCCAGGAATTGTTGATGCCAATTCAGCGGCAAGTATCGCATTGGTGATTACACCAACAATGCCAGTTTAATTTTAATTATATTTCTATGTTTAAGCCCTCACCATTCGGTGGGGGTTTTTCATTTATAACAAAAAATGTATTTTGCGTTTTATAGGTATGCACATCAATAACGCATCCACCAATATCAATTTCACATCCTTTGTGGAATTTACGGGTGTATCAACGATTGAGGTGTGGCATAAGCCCACCAAAACAATGGTGACGGCCACAAGTACCCCAAGCAAGTTGTATTCGTTCTACACGATGAATTTGCCATCATTAACCGCCATCAATGCGGTTGCACAAAACACCGATGAGATATTAATTCGTGTATTCAATGCAAATAATTTGGTATGGGAGTATTTAGGTTATTGGATTACGGGAACAACCAACATTAACAACACTTGGAAACAATGGGATACAACGGCCCCCGTTTCACCACAATGGATAACACTATGAGTTTAGAATTTATACAACTACAATCATACACCGCCCCATCAATCATTGAGCAAAAAAACAAAGATTGGGTGCAATATGGTGACGATAACAATTATTATCAGTATTTGATTGACTTGTATCATGGTTCACCAACCAATAATGCGTGTATCAAAGGCATTGCGGATCAAATTTATGGCAAAGGATTAGAGGTGACAACAACATCGCGCGACTTACCAGGTTACATTGAGTTCAAAAGGATGTTTAGTGGGGATGATTTACGCGCGGTAATTATGGATTTGAAAATGTTGGGCCAAGCATCGTTTCAACTTATCAAGTCAAAAGATAAGAAAAAGTATGTTCAAGCCAAGCACTTTCCACAACAAACACTACGCCCCGCCAAGTGCAACGATAAAGGCGAGATTGAAAAGTATTATTATTACCCCGATTGGGCCAATATCAAGCGTGGCACACAACCCACAGAGATACGGGCATGGGGTTATGATGAATCTTCAAACGAATGTATATTAACAATCAAACCATATTCAACGGGTTCGTTTTACTTCGCACCCGTGGACTACCAAGGAGGTACGCAATATGCAAACTTGGAAGCGGAGATATCCAATTTTCACATCAACAACATCATGAATGGTTTGGCACCAAGTATGTTGATAAACTTCAACAATGGGCAACCACCCGCCGAGGTTAAAGATACAGTTGAAGCCCAAATCAAATCAAAGTTTGGTGGATCGTCAAATGCGGGTCGTTTTATTATCAGTTGGAACGATGGCAAGGATTCAGCGGCGGATATCACGCCAGTACAATTAAGTGATGCACACAACCAATATCAATTCCTAAGTTCGGAATCAATGCAAAAGGTTATGATATCGCATCGCGTGGTATCACCGTTGTTATTGGGTATTAAAGACGGAACGGGATTTGGCAATAACGCAGATGAATTAAAGTCGGCATCTATCTTGTTTGACAATGTTGTTATTAGGCCTTTCCAACGATTGGTTATTGATGCAGTTACCAAGGTATTGAACCACAATGGTTACAACCTTAATATGTATTTCAAGACCTTACAACCCCTTGAATTTACGGATTTAACGGGCAATGTAATTGACGATGAAACACGCGAGGAAGAAACGGGCGTATCGTTGTCATTAAAAAAAAAGATTGATTTAGCGGACATGACCATCGCGGATGAAGATTCGTGGTTGGAACATTTGAAATCCCGTGGGGAAATAATTAACGAAGAGGTGTGGGAACTTATTGATGTAACGGAAGTTACGGATGCGGATGAGGAACTAAGATTTAACATGGCGTATGAAAACCCCAATAAAAAAAGTGGTGATGATAAAGGGGTTTACAAAATCCGTTATCGGTACGGCCCTAATATCGTGGCCGACAATTCAAGGCAGTTTTGTTCTACAATGGTTCAAGAATCCAAAGGCGGAGTAATTTATCGCCGTGAAGATATTTTGACAATGGGGGATGCGGGTGTGAACGGACAATTTGCACCAAGCGGACAAAGTTCATATTCCATTTGGAAATACAAGGGTGGTGTTAATTGTCACCACAGATGGGAACGATTGACATTCAGACGGAAGCAAATCAAAGGTAAATTTTTACCCAAGCAACCAGGCGAAACGGGTGAGAACAGAGATTTAGAAAATTACAACGAAGTATCAAATAAGAGTGCCAACAATGCGGGTGTTCCATTTTCGCCAAGTGGATGGGAAACGGCATCAACAAGGCCCATTGATATGCCAAACAAAGGTTCATTAAAAAACAAATAAGATGTACGCAAACGATGATGTATTACTAATCACCAAGGAGGACATATTCAAATACACGCAGTTAAGCGGGAATTTTGATGTGGATAAAATAACCCCATTTATTAAGATAGCCCAGGACATCCAAGTTCAAGAATTGTGCGGAACGGTGTTGTATCGTAGGTTATTGGATGATGTGAAGGCAAACACCTTGGCGGGATTTTATCTTTTGTTGGTTGAACACTATTTGCAACCTTTGTTGATCCATTACGCGATGAGTGATTTGTTATTATTCCACGGGTATGAGGTAACCAATGCGGGTATCGTTCGTAATTCACCCGAGAATACACAGTTACCAAGCAAGGAGGAATTGGACACGATTGTCCAAAGACAAAGAAACATTGCAGAAACTTATCGGAGGCGTTGCGTGGATTACCTTTCTTATTTCCCACAACGATACCCAGAATACACCGCCAACCAACAAGCGGGAGAATACCCAAATAGTAATCCGTCGAATTTCGTTACATGGAATTTGTAAAAAAGACATATAAACCCAAGGAGGAAAAGGTCAAGAAACTGACCACCTACATAACGCAATTGAAAATCGTTAAGGGGGTAAAATGTGATTTGTTTACAAAAACAACCAAGATAATCGCCATTATGATATTCTTAACGGGGTGTTCCGCCGAATGGCACTTAAAAAAAGCCATCCAAAAGAACCCCGCTATGGCACAAACATCAACCCACACCATTGATACGCTATTTGTACGCGATTCTGTGAGCATTACAGACACTTTCACAACAAAAACGATTGATACCATCACAATTGAAAAAGACGGCGTTAAAACGATTGTTTACAGAAACCACGATGTTATCCGAGTTCAAACAGTTGTAAAGGCCGACACCATCAGATACACCAAAACAATTCAGTTACCCGCACAAATAAAGTACACGGAACGCGTAAAGGTTCCACAATGGATTGGATTAACTTTGTTTTTGGGATTAATTTTGTTAATGATAATTATAAAACGATGAGCGATTGGGGTCAAGAATATAACAACAAGTCAGCACCATCGCAAGGATGGAAAACACCATCACGGAGTTCACCACA